ATATACGGTGACAATATGAATCAGCATCCCAACCATAGTCAAGAAAATCTTTATACATCTGTTCTACAAGAGATGTCGTGGGGACAACTAAAAGGATTTTTTCGCCTCTGCTCTCATAATATCTTACTAGAGAGTAAATCATCAGAGATTTGCCAGAAGCAGTGGGCGATATCAACAGTTTTCTATTATGCTTTAGGGCACCGTATACTCCCTCAATTTGGTACTTCCTGGGAGTATGGGCACAAATGGAATTCATATAATCCTTGACACCTTCCATAGAGATCTGTTCATTCTCTTCGTATGGAGTGCCATAGAATTTATTATCTTCAAACTTATAACTATATCCGTATTGCTCACAGAAGTTGACAATCTTATCTAACAGACCCACATAGATCTGTTTAGATCTCATATCATATAAATGAATTTCTCCGTTCCAATTTCTACCACGATACTGTGGCATAAACTTTGCATTTGGAACTTCAAACTTGAAATGATCTCTAAGTTCGTATTCGATATGTGGTTCTGTTCTTACCTTTAAGAATACCTCATTAGATTTAGATATAACAAGATTTGCAGAAGTGTCAATCACAAGGATTCATTCATCTATGCATATTTATTACATATTGTCAAATTGATATTCTAAGATAAGTTTATAGAAATTATCTCTCATAGCAATTAAGTTCTCTTGTTCTTCAGGGTCTCCACCAGACCACTTCTCAACTGCTTGTGATAAACCATTATGAATTAATCGAATTCCTTTTATATTTAATTCTATAGACCAATACTGATCTTCTTCCATTATCCTAACCCCGCATTGAAACGCATAAACTCAATTGCATTCTTGATTTGATATGTGCGGTTACTAATCTGTTTCAAAATGCTTTCAATGTATACCATCATAGTTTCATAGTAATCAATCTTCAACGAAATTCCTGAGAGTCTTTCATCTGCATCCAGATATTTCTGCATAGTTTCTTTATCCCTAATTTTTTTAGGGAATGGACTCTCCACATAAACATCAGGATCTGCTTTTCCACTAAAATACTCATAGCGTTCGTGGCGAATGTTTTTGCGCTGTTGCTCTGCTCTCTTTCTTAGCAAGTTGATGTTATTATATAAGTCAAAATATTTCGCGTGTAATACGGGAATATTCAATGATTCATTGTGTAGGTTATCTGGATCAATTTTTGCATCCTTCTCCCACATCTCTTGAATCTTATCAAGATCAAAACTCATAAAGGATTACCTCTAGCATCTGTAATATCATAACTGACGTACTTGAATGATACATCAGCAGTAAAGTATTCAATGTCCGTATCAGTTGCATCAAACGTAATTGTTGATAGATTGTACGGAAACAAGTCTTTGAAGTTGACCTGAAAACTAGGAATGTTATTACTATTCAATATCTGAATAGCACCATCAGAATAAATCTGATCACCATCCTGTGCGAATCTCCTTTTAGTAGTAACGTTATTTGGTAATGTTCTTTGCTTTTCTAAGTCATCAAATTCTTTGAGACTATCAGGAAACCCAAGACCGCGAATCCAGTTCTGGATTTGCATATAGTTGGTCATGTCTTCATCAATCAAGAACCTGATATTCAGGTCACCAAACTCAATCTTATCTCCTGGTACAGGAATATTCCTGAGATAGTTTGATTGCTCAGCAACACCTAACGACAATTCTGGAATATTCGCTTGGTTACAAAAATACGATACTCTCTTGATTCTGTCGATTGTAAATACAAAACCAACAGGTGCAAGAAAGTTCCTGTTCTCAATTGGTGTAGACATCGTTTTTTAGATATTTATAGACAAAAAAAAGGAGACCCGAAGGTCTCCTGTAAAATATGTGGACAAGACTCACATGAGGTTCTTGACTGCAACACGACGATAGTAGCGGTTGCTGTTGACGCGAAGGCGTCCGAGACCTTGGTCAAGACCTTCAGCGAAGGGGTTGGCGACCAGACCATATCTGGTCTTGAAGCCAATCTTGGGCTGGAAGGAGTTCTCACCAACGGCACGAACCATCTGGAGGGGAACGTAGGGGCAATAGAACAGACCAGCGTCATAAGGTGAAGAACCCTTATAACCAACAACGTAGTACTGGTTACCACCAGCAGAGTTGCCTGAGGTCAGGTTTGCCGAATAAGGATCGATGTAGACGCGATACTTACCCTGGAGAACACCAGCGAAGGTGCTACCGGTGTCATCAACGTTCAGGTTAGCGTTCAGAGCAGGGGTGTAATCAAGTACACCAGCCATGGTCAGTGCAGATGCTACGTCAGCAGAGCACATGATCATGTTGCCCTTTCCTCTACGAGTGCGCTGTGCAATTGCGTTAGCGTCACGCTCGATTTGGAACAGAAGACCCTTGAACTTCTCAACACTCCAGCGACCGTTGGAGTCAACGTCGAGGTCGAACTGACCAGCAGTTGCGGTGTTAGAAACAGCACCTTGCTCAGCAACCTTATAGATGGTTCTGATGACTTCTCTGTTGATTTCCGCAAGGATTTCAGTAGAGAGGATGTTAGCAAGTTCTGCTTCAGCGTTCAGACCGTGGATTGCCTTGAGGTCTTGTGCCAGTTCCAAGGAGTACTCAGCTTTGAGTGCTCTGGACTTCGCAGTAACAGTAACCTTCTCAATGCTGAATGCCATCTGGTTGAAGGCATTGTTGCCGCTATCCAGATCTTCAGCGGTTTGAGTGGTCATGCCGCCACCAACGTTATACGCTGTGGAGGTAGCAGAACCAACAGGGTTCAGAACTGCGGGGTTAGAACCAGCCTGTGCAGTAGTACCCAGACCAGCATTGCCGTCAGCGAAACCACCGGTCTCATCGAAACCAGCGTCCTGACCGGAGAATGCGGTATCAACTTCGTCGAAGAAGGTCTCAGAACCGTTCTGGTTGGTGTACTTAGAACGCATCGCGAAGATGAGTCCAGTAGGACCAGACATAGGCTGAACGCCAGCCAGGTCATAAGCGACCAGGTTAGGCATAGAGCGTCTGATCAGGGAGATCAGAACGGGGTCGAAACCTGCAACGGGGGAAGCAGCACTACCACTGAAACCAGCATTGCCGGTTGCAGAAGGGTCAGTATTGACGTTAGGTGCCTCAGCGAGGAAGGATCCAGAAGCATTGAATGCGTTCTGCTCTCTCAGGAATTTCTCTTGGTTTTCAAGCAGGACAGCGGTGACAGCTCTTCTATGAGGATCTTGGATCTTATCACAACCTTCGTGGTTGAGAAGAGGTGCCCACTTTTCCTGCAGATGCTCGGATTGGAACATTTGCTTTTACCTATTGGTTAGTGGAAGTTTACGTTTGAATTGATATTAAATTCAGGATTTGCCGAGACCAAAGGAACCCATGGTTCTAAGGTATGCAGCCATAGAATCGGTGTACTGGACACCAGATACGTCAGTACCCTCAGAAAGGGTTTCAGTCTTAGCTTGTGCTGGAGCAGTTTTCTTGGAATTGAAATACGATTCCTTCAGGGTCTCCAGTTTTTCACGATATTTTTCTTCACTTTCAAACTCAACACCTTCCGCCAGGGAAGCAAGTTTTTCTTTTTGTGTGGACGCGAGTCCATTAGAAACTTGATCAAGAATTACATCAGAAACTGCCTCAGAGAGACGGTTGTTTAGTCCGATGTTCTTCTCAATTTGCTCGTTAAGCTTGGTCTCCATGTCATCAAGTTTTTCTACCATGCTCTCAAGTACATCATATTTTTCTTCAGGGATTGATACATAATGTTCTTCAAAAAGATTCTTCATTCCAGCAAGGAATGATTCAGTCATTTCGGTCTTCAGACCTTGTTCGATGACGAGTGCGTTCTCTTCAAACCACTCATCAGAAACATACTCAAGATAAGCATCAACACGCTCAGTAAGTGCTTGCTTCTCTTCTGTGAGAGCAGCAGCAAACTTCTCTTCGTATTGTTCTTCCAGGGTTGCCTGGATTTCTGTAAGTTTAGCGTTGATAGCAGCTTCAAAGATAGTCTTTGCTTTTTCCTTGAATTCCTCAGAAAGTTCTTCGCCACCAAGAAGTGCATTTACATCTTCTTCGATGCTATACTCAGCAGCTTCTTCAGTAGTCTCTTCTTCAACTACTTCTTCAGATTCAGCAACTACCTCTTCGGTGGTCTCTTCCTCTTCTTCGATCACTGCTTCGGTGTCGAACTCTTCTTCTTCTTTCTTCATGGACTTCATGGGATCTGCAGACTTTGCACCTTTGTTGACTACGTCTCCAACCTGCTTGAGAGTTCCGCCGGGAGTACTCAGTTTTGCTGAGTCATCATCGGTCTTGTAGTTTTCGGGGGTAGGACCACCCAAATCTTCTACGGAAGCCAGTTGCGTTCCTGGGTCAGACATTTTAGGCATTGCCTCAGCAGCCTTAGCACCACTGTTGACAGCGGTACGGGATTGTTGTGTCTTTACTTCCATTTCTTGTAATGATTTTCCACGGGACATTTGAACTCTCCGATTACCTTTCGATTTTAATCTATATTTATTTATAAAGTTACAAATTAGAAAGGAACTGATCGAATAAGAATAACTTATTCTCCTCTAATTGTTTTGTGTCTACCAGAGTATTGATACGGTTATAAGTTTTCTCTGCAAGTTTTTCGCGGAGAATACCACCGTCCCATACCCAATCTTTTCCTTCCATAATACCTTCAACGAAAGCATCAGGTGCAGAAGGATCAGCAACGATATCGGCAGCAGTGGCGAGCATAAAATCTTCACCAACAACGTTTACACCTTCGCGAGTTTGCTTCAGTGAACCAATACCGCGAGAAGAAACACCAAGTTTTACACCCTCATCAATTAGCGAAGCAGCAATCTTACCCATAGGAGTGGAAAGAATTTTTGCTTTACCAATAAAGTTAGAACCAGATTCTTTCAGAGAAACAATCTTGTGCGAAACACGGTCAAGATTTACAGTAGGACCATCAGGATGACCCAACTCACCAAGTGCTCTCCCAGAAGTGATATTGCTTTCGTTATAACGAGCAACTTCTCTTCTCAGAGTTTCCATAGGATACATACGACCGTTACGGTTCTGAATGTTACCTTGCAGGAAAACACCTTCGATATACAGACTCTTCTTACCGTTGCGTTGTTCAACGATAAATTCTACCTGTTCGATTTCTTCTGTGATGAGTTTCATTTGATTAACCTGTGAATCCTACTTTTGCTCCTCTTAAAGTACCAGTTGCATATAAAAATTCGCCTGGTTTCTTTTGAATGTATTCAACAGTTCCATCAGGGATTGTGATGAATGCTGTTGTTGCGGCACCAACGATTGTTGTGAGTCCCACAGTTCCAGCAGAACCAGAGACATTAACAACCCTGACTACGGACGCAGACCCGAAAGAGTTTGCGGAACCCGCAGCAGTTGGAATAGCAATTTCATTCTCTATAATTAATGCTCTGGACATTGTATTACTACTGATATGTTTTATTTATACTTACTCGGTATCTTCTTCAGTATCAACAGAAGATACTGCATCTAATTCATCCTCATCTTCA